CCTTTCTTGGCTCTATTTTGAAGTTTTGCAATCGCGTCATCGGCCTCAAGTGCCGCTTTTGTTGCAGCATCAAACATCCCTGTTTCCGGAACGCCGAGAAGCCTTTGAAGCTCAATAACTCCGGCCTGAGTTTTAGGACCGAAGATTCCGTCCTCTACAAGCTTCTCACTGGTTATTCCGAGTTCGTTCAATTGCTTCTGTATCTTCCGTACACTGTCTCCATGCATTCCGCGCTTCAAATCTTTGGCTATATCATCAAAATTAAGTTTAATTTTCTCTGTTTCTTCGGTCAATTCAGTTGTCTTTTCAACCACTTTTCCGGTCTCATCGACAACTTCTTCTTCCTTTTTCTCTATTTCCTGGTATAATCCAAAGGTCTTAAGAAGTTCTTCAGAAAACTCTTTGATTTGCCTGGTTCCATTTACCAGTATACCGGTCATATTGTCAGCTTGTAAGAATGGAAACACATCGGATAAAGCTTTCCCAACACCTTGAACGATATTCATGAAAGTCTGCCATAGATTTGAAGCAGCCTCGATCATATCATTATAGCCGCCTTGGTCATGCCAGCCCTTAAGAACTTCGTTGCGCCAGCTTGCGAAAATATCTACATATTCTACTAAAGCATTGGCAACGTCGGTCCACATTTTTCGAGCTTCATCCAAGTCCCCAAATATATATTTAAATGACTGCATCCACCCAGAAGAAACAGCATCATGAACAGCATCGATAGCGTCTGTCCAAGTCAATGCCTCCTGTGCTGCATGATAAGCAGCTAAACCAAAATCGGTTGTGGTGTCAGCATATTTTTCAAGTGTTTTAATTAGCACGTCTGACGTTAGCCACTGATCACTAAGTGTTTCATTAAAAGACTTATAATCAACCGTAATTTCTTTAACGCCTTTGCTCGTTTGTTTAAGCATCACTCCGACGCCGTCACCTTTTCGCTGTAAAACGCCGGATTCAATGGCAGTTTCAATCAATGTGTCTTTAAACTCTTTAGTAGCCATATTGGCGTTTTCAATTGATTTCCAGTCTATCAATTTCACATAACCTGCAGAAAGAGCCTGTGCAAAATTATACATTGCTCTGTTGGCTTCTGCTTTTCCAGCACCGGATTTAGCGGCTTCACTCGCAATGCCTTCCATAGCCCTTTCGGCTCTTTCTAGTTCAACGCCAACCGATGTGAACTTACCAATTGATGAAACCATCTCGGCAAAATCATAAGAAGTCTCATCTGTATATTTCTGTAGCTTTGATAATACTTTTTCAACTTCTTCCACCGATTTTCCAGTGGCGTTTGTGATAGTCTGAACTGCCTTCGTTTGAGTCTCATACTTACTTTTGCCAGCAGACATATCACTTATGCCAAGAAATGCGTCCGCAACTTTTTTGCCGGCGTCTATAGCGGCATTAGAAATCCTCTGCATGGCCGTGACGCCAAGAACACCAAGTGGACTAAACTTGCTTGCAATGCTATCGAGACTATTTGTAAGTCCAGACAAGTCCACTCCGTTGAACGCGCGTTCAATATTCTTCAGACTTTTTTCACTTTCACTAAAATCAAGTGCTTGTTTAAGGTCCTTTAAAGTCTTTAAACTCTCAGATACTCCACGTTCAAACTGCTTATTGTCAAATGACATCTGTACAACACGTTCGTCAATACTAGGCATTCTTCGTCACCTCCATCCATAAGTTTTTACCGATCAAATCGAAAATAGGGGCAAGAGCAGGGTTGATATAATCCACTCCTTGAACATAATAGCCAGAAGCTGTACCATGTCCTTTTTGGATCAATATGGCTATATTCATTCCATTAACGACATTCGAATTGAACCACGTTATTGTAAGGCCATCTTTCGTATTCTCTATAGAATAAGTCCAGCTCGCCGCTGTTTTGCCTGTTCTTTTTGGTGTTGCGTCATAAAGTGCACTAAGTCCTGCCTCACCAAAATAATTAAGGCCTTTTAAATAATCTCCTTCGCCAATGCGCTTGAAAAACCTCTCAGTTTTTTTAAAAGACCCTTTATGAGTAAATTTGATCAAGATGCGTCACCCTTTCGTTCCGAGCCTCTTTTTCCTTGATTCGTTAAGCGCACGATTGCTCGCCCTTGTTGCACCTTTGCTCATCTTCTTGCTAGGCGTATTCTTTATTTCACAAATCCGAATCAATGTAAGAAGCCGATTCAAATGCCATTTTTGACATTCGAAAGGAATTTCAAAAGCAATCATCCAATAATAAATCAATTCTGATGTTACGACCTGCCCTTTTCCACCTGGTTTATTATTTTGATTGTTATTGTTGAACCAGGTTGCAGTCATTGTATCATTTATATAGGCATTCACTTTCTCATAAATATCCCTCGTGAAGCCAGCATACGTATTGGGATCCACGTTTGTATTCAAAGTCATACAGCGTATATAGTCATTAGACTCTTCACGCGTTCTCTGTTTTGTTTCCAAAAAAGGCTTTTTCCATTTTGACTCCCATTTTGAAATAGAAATGAGAGAATGCTCCAGAAAAAGCGTTTGTTTCTTTTGATAGATAAACTCTTGCTTGGAGTCGTCGAAAAATTCACTTTCTGGAATATCGATCTGAAGCATTCTCATCACCATTCCTAATTAAAATTATTTATCCATTGATCATGGGTGCGGGTTTGTTAACATTTTCCGGAGCAGGCGGCAATACGCCAGTCATAAATGCAGTAGCGGCCTCAGAATTAGTAGCTAGTTCCATAAAAAGTTCAGAATAAGCCTCGGTAGCTGCAAAATCTGCAGAAATCTCAGGACTTTTATTAAACCGTTTGCCATCAAGGGATTTCTGGCCGTAAGACTTCAGGATAATGTCCTTAAAAATCTTAACAAGCTGTGCCTGGTCCTTCTCAGAAATAATCTTCTCAATGGCCTGTTCCATACCGCCGTTAGTGGAAAGCTCCATTTCCATACATTCAGCTTTGCTCAGATTGAACCAAAAATCTTCAGTACGCTCATTTCCGTTATAATCGGTATAAGTGATAGTCTTCTTAATCATGTCACTCTTCTCCTTTTTAATTAAAAGATGGAGGGTCAGCCGAACTGTTACCCTCCGTTGCTATGTTTTTTATTAGTCAGTAGTGGTGGTACCGGCACCGATCAGCGCCAGCAGAGCGTCGGGATCCGGCAAAGTAGCCTCACTGGAAGAAGATCCATAAAGAGCGTTCTCCAGGGCGGTCTTCTTGGCGGTGTCCAGCTTCCAAACGTCGATCACGATTTCGGAAGTGGGCTTATAACCGGTGACATTAACAGGAGTAGTCGTGATCTCCCAGCTGAAGGTGATGGCGTCAGGAGAGTCATTGATCGTCTCGTACGCACGCTCAGAGGGAGAAGCGGTGCAGCCATAGATAACGTGGATCTTATAGTTGCTCGCGTCGGTATCGGTGTCACTGCCAACCTTGGTACGATAGCAGAAGCCAAACGGCTTGCGGCTCTGCTGACCAATATAAACACCAGTAGCGGGAACGGCAGAACCATCGCACTCGGCGAACTCGTCAGGATAGGTATACGCCTCAATCGTAGCGCCGAAGGTTTCAGCAGAACGCAGAGTGGCGTACTTAATGTTGTCAGCCCAAAGATCCGTAGGTTCCGCACCCTCAGGGCTATTGGTGACACCGGTCAGACCATTCCAAGCCACGCCGTTGCCATAACCGCCGGCACCAGAATTCTTGGTGGGATCCCAGGGATACAACACACCATGGTCAACACCAGTTTCAAACAGTCTCTTACCAGAGTCATCCCAAGTAATAGGAGTAGACATAATTGAAATCCTCCTTCGATAAAAAAATCAGGCCTTACCAATAAAGCCTGAAAGGGTAATGATACAAATTTTCGCTGACATATGGCCTATCAGCAGAGCATAGTTCAAGTCTTATAATCTGATTCCTGACATCATCGTCTGGATCTCTTGCTATATACTTAATTGAGTATTGATCGTATATCGCATACGGAGCGTTATCCGCGAATGTAACGTCAGGCTTTTCCAGATCATAAATGATACATGGATACTTGATCTGCCTTCCTGTAGGTGGTTGGAAGTACACATTATCGCAGAACGTATGCAATATCTCGCTAAGTCTAGCCCGCGGTTTCGCCATTGTATACGCCTCCGATAGAAAGAATAAGACGGGGATAGTTAGAAGCATCAACACCGGTTACTTTCCAAGCTGTCCCCATCCATTTGACATAACGCATGTCTGCCATGTGTGAAAGCGCATATGGGTTCGCGGTTATACTGATCTGATTTGACAGGGTTACATCATCATTGAGCTCTCCTTCATTGCTCTTTGCAAGATTTCGAAAATTCTTAAGGAGCTCACCCTTATAGAATTGTTCGACCGGCTTTTCAACCCACACATCCGGAGAGTTTTCATCTTTTACACTTGTGATGTATCCTACAGCTCCATAAAACCTAGGCATGTGCTATGTCACTCCCATTTTGAATTAGTCAGTAGTGGTAGTGCCAGAATTGCTGTTAGCCTTAAAGACAGCAATAGCGGAGTAGGGCTTCATCAGCATACCGGAGCAACGGGTTTCGATCAGATACTTGAACTGGTTGTAGTCAATGTCGAAGTCGTCAAACATCGTAACCTCGCCGCCCTTATCGGTACCCACACCGTAGTCGTTCAGATTGACCAGGATGCCGATCAGCTCGCGACCCTGGGCGTCGGTGTAATTCTCCAGCAGCTCGCAGGGCACGATATTACGCGCACGAATCGCGGAGGAGACCTGGGCCTCAGTATCATACAGACGACGGCCGATGGAGTCCTCAACCAGCAGCATGTTAGTCAGCCAGTCCTCAGTAGTATAGAAGGTGGGGCTGCCAGTGCCCTTGTAGAACTTGCGGGCCTTGATAATAGACCTGATCGCCTTCTTGGCAGTCTCTTCTTCATCAGCACCAGGGGTGACATACTGCTTCACGGTGAAGAAATCAACGTCGCTGACAATAGGACGAATCTTGTCCTCGAAGATCTTATCCTCGCTGCTGACAGGACGGCCGTCACCGATCAGAATCGCGCGGGCAAGCTCCTCGTTCAGCGTCATGCGCATCTCGGTCTTCACCCATGCAACTACCTGAGGCTTAGCCAGGTCGATCAGATCGTCGCGGTCGAACTTCTGCTTCTTGTACACAGTGGTAGGAGAGCTCTCGCGCTTCATCAGGCTGAAGAACTCTTCCTTCTTCAGGTTGCCCTTCAGATAGCCCTTCGCACGCGCTTCATCCTCGGTAATGTTGGCGAAGGTGGTCTTGATGCGAGCCCAGGGATACTTCTTGACGCCAGCCAGAACCTGGTCAACCCAGGTGGTCTCGCGCTTTACAAACTCGGGCAGGTCGTTCAGCTCATGGGCCTCAGGGAACAGATACTCCAGTCCGTTGATGCCATAGCCGACGGTGTTGGCGTACTGCTGATTGGTCACCTCGGGCACAGTCAGGCCAGTGGTGTCAATCGCGTGGGCCAGAGCGCCGCCTTCCTGCATGTGATGCTCATAAGACTTGCGCAGGGAGCCATACTTGGGGCCTTCTTTGATCACGGTTTCGATTGCATCCTGCATCGCGGCATGGGCCAGAACCGCCTCGTTACCGCCGTTGTTTTCAAAAAGATTATGGGACACTTTGTTTTCCTCCTCGTCTTTATCCTGATTCTCAAGCGCCTGACCAATCATGAAATAAACTACATTCTTCTGTTTTTCACTCATGGAATCAAAGACATCCTTAA